CACGGGCCGCGTTCGCGCACCACCCAGCGGAGGACAAGATGCGGAAATTGCCGATGCTTGCCGCCGCTCTGGCAATCGTTGCCACCCCGGCAACTGCGGACGGTTTGAGCCGCTGTTATGTGGAGGCCGGGCTCGCCGGCACGTTTCTGGCTGCAGGGGATCGCCACGCACAGGGATCTGTCGGCGGCGGCTGTGACCTCACGCTCAACCGGAACATCTTCGTCGGCGCCAACCTTCGAGCCGACTTGGGCGACAGCAGCGCCGCCATCGTCAGCGCTCGTCTGGGGCTCAACGTCAACCCGCACTTGGCCATCTACGGCATCGCCGGATGGGCATCGCCGGAACTCAGAATTGACCGCAAGAGTGGTCAATTCATCATCGGCGCGGGTGCTGAAACTGCCGTGGGTGCAGTTCGGGGCCTATCCATGTTTGCTGAGGCCACTACGGCCGCCGCCAAGGTGGGCGCCGCGACCACTGACGACGTGACCACGCGCGCTGGCCTGCGGTGGCGCTTCTGATGCTTGAGTTCACCCAGCTCGTGCAAGCTCTGGACGATTCCGTGTCCGACGACACCGAGGCCGCGATCGTCATCACCGCAGCCGAGAACAGCGTTATTGTCCGGGCGTTTGGTTCGACCGAGGCGATCATTGACGCGCTGCACGCGGCGCTGTCTGAAATCACCTCGAGCCATCGCCCGCGCGATCTGCGGCCCAATTAGTGCTCTGCGTCTAAGTCGGAGCAATCAAGAATGTGGCAGTTCCTTCGCACCCGATCGCTCGCCCAGCTCGCCGGCATTGCCATGGTCGTGGCTGGCGTGCTGGCGTTTGTGTATCAGGCGACCAAGAACGCCGTCGTCGCCTCTCGCTATTCCGAAGGCTGGATGGCCTACGTTGACGCCGCCGGGGGCGCCGCCGTCGAGCTGTTCGTTGCTGCTGCCGCAATCGGCATCATCTCGCTGAGCCATAGGGGCAAGGTCCAGTCTCGCCGCGCGCTCGCTGGTCTGATGGCGCTGTGCGTGGTGTTCGGCATCTTCGCCGCGTCACAGCAGATCAACGTGGGCCGCGCGGTCAAATCGGCGGATACCAACATCAACCAGACCAACCTTGCCGGCCGTTCCACGGATCTCGCTCGCGACCGTGCCGAGCTGGCTACGATGGCAGGTGTTCCGTCCGTTGCGACAGCTACCAGCGCGCTCGACAAGCTGAAGACGCGCAAGGGGTGGGCTGAGACAAGCGGCTGCGCCACACCTGGCAGCTACCGCGTTCTCTGTCGCCAGGTGGCCGACGCCAACGCCGTGATCGGCCGGGCTCAGGCTAAAGAGCGCCTCGAGGCCCGCATTGCTGCGGCTCAGACTGCCAACGAGCGCACCAAGGGCACCGCCATCGCTGCCGCCGATCCCATGGCTACGCTCATTGCAGGCAAGCTCGGGAGCACAGAGGCTGAAGCTCAGCTCATGATTGCCGTGTTCAGCGCCGTGACAATGATGCTGCTCGGCATGTTCGGGGTGCACTTCGGCCTGCTGGTCTACGGCATGGAGCACGACACCGCCCCGCAGCACACTGCTGAGGTGGTCCCGCTTCGTCCGGCTAATGACAGCGTTGCACGTGAAACAAAGCCGGAGCCGCTGCCGTCTGTCCTTACAGTCGGGAAGGCAATCATCCCAGCGCGGGCTGCGTAGCCCTTTGATTTGTAAATCAAAAAAATCAGAGTAAATCAATGCGAGGCGGAAAAAGGGAAGGGGCTGGACGGCCGAAGGGATCGACCACCACTAAGACGGCCATCGATCGAGCTGTCATTGACGAGCGGGTGGCGTCGATCAGGGACGCAGGTGTCACTCCGCTTGAGGTGCTGTTGGAGATCATGCGCAGCAGCAAAGACCAAGCCACGGTCATTGACTGCGCCAAGGCCGCGGCCCCGTACCTGCATCGCAGGTTAGCCGCCATCGAACACACCGGCGACCCTGAAAACCCGATTGAGCAGCATTCGCGCGTTGAGATGGTCATAGTGGATGCCCAACACGATACGAGCTTCGGTGCCGAGGAAGCTGGCGCCTTTGCTCAAACCCGCCCGATATAAGGGGGCCTACGGCGGCCGAGGCGGGGCCAAGTCACACTTTTTCGCTGAGCAGATCGTTCTGCGCTGCTACGCCAAGCCCACCCGCGCGGTGTGCATTCGCGAGGTGCAAGACACCATCAAGGATTCGGTCAAGCAGTTGCTGGAAGACAAGATCCAGCGGCTTGGCATCGGCGCATCGTTCGACGTGCAGCGCGATGCGATCATAGGCAAGGGACGCGCATCGGGCTCGCTGATCATCTTTAAGGGTATGCAGACGTACAACGCCGAGAACATCAAATCACTGGAAGGGTTTGATGTGGCGTGGGTTGAAGAAGCGCAGACGCTAAGCGAGCATTCGCTGCGCTTGCTTCGACCCACCATCCGCAAAGAGGGTTCTGAAATCTGGTTTTCGTGGAATCCCCGGCACGATACGGACGCGGTAGACAAGTTTCTGCGTGGCGCTGAGCCTCCGCGCAACTCGACCGTGGTGCGCGTGAACTGGTACGATAACCCGTGGTTTCCCGAAGTGCTGCGGCACGAGATGGAAGACGACTACCGCGCTGACCCCGAGATGGCCGAATGGGTATGGGGTGGTGGGTATCAGATCGTCTCGGAGGGAGCCTACTACGCCCGCTTGATCGCGCAGGCTGAAAAGGAAGGCCGCGTCGGCAGCTTTCCGCCGGTCACTGGCCTTCCAGTTAAGACGGCCTGGGATCTCGGCGTGGATGACTACACTTCGGTTTGGTTCGTTCAGGAGCAGCCGCACAACGGCATTCTGCGGCCGACCGTGGTCGATTACTACGAAGCCGGCGGGGATGGAGCACCGCAGATCGTGTCAACCTGTATGCCGGAGGTGTTCGTTCCGCCCACGTGGGACGATGCTTTTGCAGGGTGGAACAAGGCCAAAGCTCTTGAGACGCTTGGCCGGCATGTGCCGTTTCGGTACGCGGACAGCTACCTCCCGCACGATATCCGAGTGAGGGAGTGGGGCGGTGGCGCCAGGTCGCGCGTCGAAGTGGTGCAGCGCATTGGCGTGCCGAACGTTCGTAAGGGCGTTCCGGCCAACCCGGAGGACAGAATTGCGGCTGTGCGCGAGTTGCTGCCGATCGTGCGCTTTCACATGACGCCGCGCGTCAAGATCGGTCTGCAGCGGCTTCAGCGCTATCGCCGCAAGTTCAACGACACGCTGCAGAGCTACACGACGCCGGAGCACGACATCAATTCGCACGCCGCTGACAGCTTCGGAGAGTACGCCATTAACTGCGGTCTGACTGCGCTCGACGCGGCCCCCAAGCCAGACCCCATCAAGGCCATGCTCAAGCCTGTGACGCTCAACGACCTCATGGACGAAGCCGATGCCGAGTGACGCCGGCTCCGGTGATCTCGACAAAGCGAACGACCAGCGCCGCGTGTCGCCTGAAGCGTCCGCGCGCTTTTGGGTCATGCAGCTTTCTATCTCCGACCGCGAGCATCGTGATTGGGTGAAGGAAGGCGAGCGGATCGAAAAGCGCTACAAGGCCGAGAAGAACGCTGCGGCCAAAGTGTCGAAGTCGTCAAAGCGGCTGAACATCCTGTATTCCAACACCGAGACACTGACCGCCGCGCTGTACGCTCGCACGCCCAAGCCTGATGTTCGCAGGCGCTTCGCAGACCGCAACCCCGTGGCCCGCATGGGCGCCGACATTATCGAGCGCTCGCTGGTCTATTGCTCCGACACATCCGAGCATGATCGGGTCTACAAGCGCGGTGTCAAGGATCTGGTGTTGCCCGGTCGTGGCGTAGTGCGGCTCGACTATGAGCCCAAGATGGGCCAAGTGCCGGTCATTGATCCAATGACGGCAGCGCCCGCCGTTGACGAGACCGGCCAGCCCGTCACCGAGGAAGCCGTCGTCGATCAGAAGGTCGTCGAGAAGTATATCTACTGGAACGATTTCCGGCACAGCGCCGGCCGCACGTGGGAAGACTGGTGGTGGATCGCGTTCCGCCATCGCATGACGCGGGAAGATCTGCGCGAAAACAGGTTCGCAGACCCTGAAACAATTCCGCTGAACTGGTCGCCGGAGATGGACGACGCGCGCACGTCAGACAGGGACATCCCCGACGACATGAAGCGCGCGGAGGTTTGGGAGATCTGGGACAAGCGGGACCGCTCGCGCGTGTGGGTGGTCAAGGGCCATTCCAGAGTGCTGCGCATGGACGATGACCCCTATGGCCTCGAGGGGTTCTGGCCTATTCCGTGCCCGCTGTTCGCGACGACGGGCAACGACAATTGCATGCCCACGCCTGACTACCTGCAGTACGAGGACCAGGCCGACGACCTCGACGAACTCGAGGCGCGCATTTCGCATTTGACCAAGCAGCTCAAGCGGCGCGGCGTCTATGATGCCTCGATCGAAGCTTTGAAGCGACTAGCGCGGGCCGGCGACAACGAGTTTATCCCGACCAAAGACATGCAGATGCTGGCGAGCAAGGGCGGCCTGCCGGCAGTGTTCCAGGTGGAGGACGTGTCCGCGACGGCGGCCATTCTTTCTGAACTGTACAAGCAAAAAGAACAGCGTGTTCAATCGATCTACGAGGTGACGGGCATCTCCGACATTATGCGCGGCGCGACCGATGCCAGCGAGACCGCGACGGCGCAGAACATCAAGGCCCAATTCGGGAGTATGCGCCTCAAGGATCGGCAGCGCGAGGTGCAGCGGTGGGTCCGCGACGCATACCGGATCAAGGCTGAACTGATCTGCGAGCACTTTGAGCCGCGCAAGCTGGCGGAGATGACCGGCCTTCAGCCGGATGAGACGTTTGCTGCCGCCGTCGAGATGATCCGGTCCGACCGTGCGCGTGGCTACTCGATCGATATCGAGACCGACAGCACGGTGTTTGAGGATGCCGAGGCAGAAAAGCAAAGTCGCGTCGAGCTGCTCACAGCCATGGGTGGATTCGCTCAACAGTGGATGCCGCTGGTGCAGGTTGCGCCGGAAATGATGCCGCTGGTGGGTGAGATGCTGGCGTTTGGCGTGCGCGGCTTCAAGGCCGGGCGCCAACTCGAGGACGCCATCGATCAGACGATGCAGGCTATGCAGCAGCGCTTGTCCGCGCCACCTCAGCCGCCGCCGCCTGATCCGGCCGTGGTCAAAGCTGAGGCTGAGATGCAGCGCGATCAGCAGTCCCACGAGATGGACATGGCCGGCAAGCAAATGGACTTGCAGATGAAGCAGGCCGATATGGCCGTCAAGCAGCAGAGCGCGGTCATCGATGTGCAGAAGGCGCAGGCGATGGCAGACGCCAAGGTGGCCAGCGTCGGCCCTGACGGAAGGATGCTGCAGTGACCAAGCATAACATCATTCGCGATGTCGCGATGACCTACGATTACAGCAGTAGACGGATATATGGCCGCGCTCCTTTGGGTCGGGACGCCACGCAAGACGAGCGGCAACGGATTGCTGAGAAAGCCATCGCGGAGTTTGACGCCAGCGACGAGCTGGATGTTAACACGCGAATGAAAGACGCTCTGCTGAAGGCTGAAAAGGCGGTTCTATACCCATGAACCCGCACCTCGAAACCCGCCGCGAGAACAGCGCCCCGAAGTGCGCGACCTGCCGGGAATGGGACGGCCGCGACACAGGCAAAAGCGCGGCGACGTGCGAGCGGCACAAGGTCGTGACGCTCGATCTTGCCGTGTGCAGCGCGTGGGAGCAGCACGAGGTGCTGCATGGTCAGATCATTAAGCCCGACGACGAATGAGCAATCAGAGCGGCGTACAAGCCGCAGTCCGCGCCATCACCGGCACCACGCTCGACTACAACGGCGACTGGTCCGCACTGTTTGATGCTGACGGCATCGCGGCAGGCGATTGGAACGGTCGGATGCTCGCGTGGATCAACCAGACGCTTGGCACAAGCTATTCGGGGCTTCCCGGCGCGATGAATGCCTTTGCCGTTGATCAGGGGTTCTCGTCTTGGTCGGCCATGAACACGTTCGAGCTGTTCGCGCCGGGCGATCTGTTCGCTGGTTTTTCGGGCGATTGGTGGAACGCTGACGACCTGTCCAAGCTGTCCCAGGACACAGGCGGGGCAACGCCGGTCACGGCCAACAACGACCCGGTGGGGCGGTGGCTGGGCAACGTCAACAGCACGGCGCTCACGCAATCGAGTGCCACGCTCAAGCCGCTCTACAAAACCGGCGGTCATGTTCAGACAGACGGCACAGACGACTTCATGAGCGTGGCGCTGTCGATTACGACGTACCCGATGACGATTGCAGTCGTGTTCGACGCGACGACAACGACATCAGGCAGTGGTCTTGGGCAGATTATGAGCATGTCGGCCAGCGACAGCGACTATCGCGGGCTGTGCTTGCAGCCGGCCACCGGCGGCGTGGCTATCGATCGCAACGCGACCAACGCAATCAGCAGCCCCGGCAAGGTGGTCCCGACTACGAGCACGCGACAGTCTGCCTGGGCGCTGTTCGAGTCGGGCAGCGCGACGTTTTTCTTCACCGAAGGTAACACGGGCACTATTGCCCATTCCAACACCCACGGCGCTGGCACGCTGTTTTTTGGCAAGGGCCGACCGGCGGGCCTGTTCTGCGGCGCCAAAATGCGGGAGTTGTTGATCATCAACCGCCTGCTCGATTCAACGCAGCGAGGAAAATTGCGGGACTATTGGGGGGCCATCTGATGGCACGAGAAACCTACGTTATCCGTGACGGCAAGCTGGTGCCGAAGCACTTGGCTGCACCATTGGAAGGCCGGCGCGATCATCGCTTCATGCCTGACATGGCGCAGATCGATTTGCCGGGCGGCAAACAACTGACCAGCCGCAGTCAGCTCCGCGAGCACGAGCAGCGATACGGCATCAAACAGTGTGGCGACGACTGGACCGGCAGCACCAAGCCGGTCTGGTGGGACGCATGGAAACGAGGGGAATTGCGTGGCTGATCCTATGGACGTGATTGCAGACGAAATCCCCGCGCTCGACGACACGCCGGACACGCCGGTCACGGAGGCGCGGCCGTCGCTCGACGATGTAATCAGCAAGGCACTGGATGAGGCCGAAAGCGAGCCATCCAGCGACCGCGCACGAGACGAGAAGGGCCGCTTTGCCCCGAAGGCAGGCGAGCCCACCCCATCCGAGGCCGGCGAGGCTCCCCCCGAGGGGACATCCGAGACCGCGCCCGTTGTAGCGAGTACCGCGCCAAAGCCAGAAGCCCAGCCGGAGATTTCCGAGGGGCACTTCCGGGGATGGGCGCCGGAGCAGGTGCAGCAGTTCAAGGCGTTGCCCCCGGAGGCGCAGAAGATCGCGCTCGACGTGGTGCAGGGCCGCGACCGTTTCTATTCCGAGCGCATTGCCGAGTATGAGCAGGCCGTCAACGCCGCCCGCCCGCTGGTCAACGCGCTGCAGCCCCATGAACATCGCATTCGCCAAGTGACGCCAGATCCGGCGGCCTACGTGGCGCACGTGCTCGACATGGATCACCGGCTGCAGTTCGCGCCCTATGCGGAGAAGGTGCAGCTGTTCGCGCAACTTGCCCAGCAGATCGGCGTTCCGTTCGCCCCTCCCGAGCAAGACCCGTTCGCCGATCCCATGTCACCCATGGGGCAGGCTTACCCGGTCGTTCATGACCTGCGCAATCAGGTCGTTCAACTGCAGGCGAGACTGCAGCAGTTTGAGTCGCAGAACAGCCAAGTCGAGCAGCAGAAACTGGCTTCCACCATCCAGGCTTTCACCTCCCAGACCAACGCCGATGGATCGCCCAAGTATCCTCATTTCAATGAGGTTCGCGCGACCATGGGTCAGCTTCTGAAGGAGGGCAAGGCCAACACGCTGGAGGATGCCTACAGCATCGCCGTGAAGCCGATCGAGGATCGCATCTCGCAGGAGATCACCCGCCGGCTGAGTGCTGCTGAAGCTGCGAAACAAGCCGCATTGTCCAAAGCCAGGAAGGCCGCTCCCGTTCGCACGAACGGCGTGGCCCCAGGCGGCGTGACCAAGGCGGGCGGGCTGGACGCGATCATATCTGCGGCGCTCGACCAAGCAGGCATCCAATAAGGACCACTGAGCTATGCCGTCACCGAACTCATCCTTCACCGACCTCATCACCACGACCTTGCAGGGCTACTCCGGCGAGATCGCGGACAACATCACCAACCACAACGCTTTGCTCAAGCAGATCGAGCGCAAGGGCAACGGCAAGGAAGCGACTGGCCGCACCATCGTCCAGGAACTCGAGTACGCCGAGAACCCAAACGTCATGTGGTACGCGGGCGCCGAGCCGCTGCGCATTGACGCCTCCGAGACCATGACGGCGGCAGAGTTCAACTACAAGCAGCTCGCTGGCAACGTCACGATCACGGGCCTCGAGGAAATCCAGAACAGCGGTCGCGAGGCGGTGCACAATCTGCTTTCGGCCCGCATGAAGAACCTCAAGAAATCGCTCACGAACACTGTGGCGACGGCGATCTATGCCGATGGGACGGGTTCGAGCGGCAAGGAGTTCGGCGGGCTCCAGCTGCTCGTGGCCGACACCAACACCAACACGGTCGGCGGCATCAGCGGCACGACCTACGCGTGGTGGCGCAACTACGTCTATGATTTCTCGACCCTCTCAATCACGGCGTCGTCCACCACCATCCAGCGCGCCATGAACACCGCATGGATCAACACGATCCGCGGCACCGACTCGCCCGACATCATCACCGCCGGGCAGACCTACTTTCTGTACTACCTGGAGAGCCTGCAGGCGAACCAGCGGTTCACTGACACCAAGGGCGCGGGCGCCGGCTTCACCAACATCGCCTATGCCTACGGCGGCAATACCCCGGTGGTCTACGACGACCAGTGCGCCGCGACGCGGATGTACTTCCTGAATACGGATTACATCTTCATGCGGAAGGCACGTGGTCGGTGGATGAAGCCCGCCCCGGACAAGGCGAGCGTGAACCAGGACGCCGTGGTCATGCCGATGTACGCGGCCGGCAACATGACGATCAGCAACCGCGAGCGGCAGGCTGTGATCTGCGCTTGATCCAGCCCCACGCTACAGGAGAACACCACCATGATGCTTTCAAGCATTGACGTTACGGCTGTTCATTCGTCAGCCGAATTCGCGCTCGGCACACTCGCGGCCCTGACCACGAGCCAGGGAACAAAGCGTTACAAGTACGTCCAGTATGATACCGGCGCGGGCTCTGTCGCAGCCGTGGCCGGCAATGTCTGCTACGTCTACGCTGTGTCCGGCACGTCGGCCGGGCAGGTGCACGTCGTCACGTCGGACCTGTCGGACTCGGCAGAGGTCGGCGCTGGTGTACTGCAGTCGGCTCCCACCGATGGTCAGTACTGCTGGATACAGGTGCGCGGCCAGGCGACTTTGACCACGGCGCTCACGGCCGGCGCTGACGGCGACCCGCTCACGCCGACCGGCGCGACGGACGGCACGCTCGACGTGACCACGGCGAGCACCGATCACATCTGCGCCGTCGCCATCGATGCGTCGGCGAAGATCGTGCTTTGCATGTTCCCCGACTGACGACAACCGGCCGGGCAGGATGGTCCTGCCCGGCCACAACCGAGGTGACACATGAGCGAAGTGCTCGGCAAAGTGCGTGCCAAATTCTTCCGCGGCGAGTCCGGCCGCGATTACATCGAGATCAGCATCATCGGTGATACCAACACCGTGGTTCGCAAGGTGACGCCAGCCGACACGGAGCGGTTCGCCAAGGATTGGGCCGCCTACAGCTCCGGCAATCAGGAGATCCCCATCGAGGGCTCGCCGCTGACGGACGTTCCTGGCGTCGATAACAACGTCGCGCTCGGCTACCGCTTGAAAGGCGTTCGCACGGCCGAAGAACTGGCCGCGCTCGACGAAGCGGCAGCCAAGTCGCTCGGCATGGGCGGGTTGACCTCTTGGCAGGCGGCTAAGAACCTCATTCGCATGCGCGAGTTGGAGGCGCTGCAGGCTGTTGCTGCTCCGCGCCGTGGGCGGCCGCCGAAAGATGCCGCTGACGAGCCCGTGAGCACCTGACCACATGAGCCTGCTGACCATCATCCAGGCGGCAGCCGATCGGATCGGCATCCCGAGCCCGACAGCGGTCATTTCGTCGAGCGAGCCTAACGTTCGCATGATGCTCTCGCTCTCCAATCAGGAGGGTGTTGAGCTGGCCCGCCGGCACGCTTGGCAGCGCATCACCAACGAACACACGTTTGCGACCGTCAACGGCACGGTCGCCTATGCCCTTCCGACCGACTTCGATCGGCTGTTGGAAGGCACGATGTATAATCGGACCCAAGACCGGCTGGTGGTGGGTCCGATCACGCCGCAGCGCTGGCAGCAGATGCAGGCCAACTTGACTGTCGGCACATGGACGGCGGTCTACATCCGCGGCAACTATTTGCGGCTCACGCCCACGCCAACAGCAGCCGAGACGATCGCCTACGAGTACGTGTCGAAGTACTGGTGCGGGCTCGCCGCTGACACGTCGGCCACGGCGCTCAAATGGGCCAACGACGACGACATCACGTTTCTGGACGAGGAACTGGTGTCGCTCGGTGTCGTGTGGCGATTCCTGCGGGCTCGCGGTCTCGACTACTCCGAGGCATTCCGCTCGTATGAGGAAGCTGTCAGTGAGCGCAAGGCGAATGACGGCGGCATGCGCATTCTCGATCTCGGCAACCAGCCCGGCACAACGCTTTCCGATCCTTCCATAGCCGATGGAAATTGGTCGCTCACCTGATGCTGCAGCGCGCCCCGCTTCGCCCTAACGCCAAACGCCGCCCCGTCGCCCGGACCCGTCCTTTGCCGTTCCCGGTGGGTGGCTGGGACGCCGCGTCGCCGCTGTCCGCCATGCCTGAAGACCGGGCGGTTCAGCTCAAGAACTGGTTTCCGCGCCCCGGCTATGGCGAGATCCGGCGCGGGTACGTTCGGCACGCCTATGACGTCGGCACGGACACGTCATCGGTTGAAAGCTTGATGGCGTGGCGCGGACCTGCATCGTCCAAAATGTTCGCGGCGGCAGGCACGGCCATCTATGACGTGACGACGCCTTCAACGGCGGCCAGTTCGTCGCTGACGGGGCTCAACAACGCGCGCTGGCAGCACGTCAACATCACCACGG